ATGAAAAATATGAACATGGATTTGTCTAAAATAGCAAACGGAGCATTGCAGGAGAAGTTTTCTGAGGCATTTGCAAAGGTATTAGAAAACTTAACGGACCCAAACACTCCGTTTAAGGACAAGCGTAATATTCAGTGTCAGTTGACATTTACGCAGAACGAAACACGTGACGATGTCAAGTGTACGATATCGGTTAAAACGAAGTTGGCTCCTGTACAGCCAGTAGTTACATCATTTGGAGTGTTTAAAGATTTAGAAGATGGCACGGTATCGGCCGAGGAATATGGCTCACAGCTTCGAGGACAAACGAAGTTGCCAAGTCATCCAGAAAAGAAAGTTGTGTCATTAAATTGATTTAGGAGGATAGGAAAATGGAAGGAATTAAAGAAGCAATTGAGTATGTAGTTGGTTTATCGCAGCCAAATTATGCAGAGCATGAAGGCGAAAAATGGGCGGACAAGCCAATGTATCGCATTCATCATGAACTACCAAAGGCGAACGCGTTACAAATGTGTACGCTGGACAGTTTAGTTGGATACATTAAATCAAATACGGACAAGATGGACAAACATATGTTGATTCATGTACAAAGTCCAACAAAAGTCGTTTTGATGTCCGAATTGGATGTAGACAGATGCCGCGAAAAACTGGTGGAAGTCAATGCAATGTTGCCACAGTTTACGTTCGACACATATTATCCGGCAGAATCTTTTGTCATAAATGTTATGTCAAAATTCATGGATAATGATGATAAAGAGCAGATTTTGAAATATGCCGGGACAATTGAGACTGGAACCATCGCTAAGTATGGTGATGACGGAGTGAGTCAGAAAGCCACAATTCAGCAAACATGCACAAGCAAGGCAGAGGCAATCATTCCAAATCCGGTTCGTCTTGCACCGTATAGGACGTTTTTGGAGGTCGAACAGCCTAATTCTGACTTTATATTTAGAGCGCGCGACGATGCGAGAGAGCCTCAGTTTGCTCTGTTTGAAGCGGACGGCGGAGCTTGGAAATTGGAAGCCATGAATTCGGTTGCATCATACCTGAAAGATGCAATCCAAGAGTTACATATTGAGCAGGATATCACATTTACCGTAATTTCGTAAACATAAAGGAGACAGCTATGAATTGCAGCACTGGGAACAAAATGTCTGATGCTGTAGCCGAGCTGAACATCACCGGTAATGTAATACCGTCTGTATGGTTTAAAACAATAGTAAACGACAAGGGCAGGCCATATATGCTTGCCATAATGATACTGTCCGAAGTCGTTTATTGGTATCGTCCGGTTGAATGCCGAGACGAAAAGACCGGTGAATTTCTTGGCTACAAGACCAAATTTAGGCAAGATGTTTTACAAAAAAGTTATAAAGACCTTGCTGAATACTACCAGGTAACAAAGCGTCAAGTGACGGACGCTATTGTTGTGCTGGAAAAATTAGGCGTTGTTAAGCGCGAATTTCGTACCGTTTTTCAAAATGGTGTGCGCTGCAACAATGTTCTTTTTATTCACTTGAATGTGGACAAATTGAGAGAATTGACCTATCCACATTCTGATGATAACGAGGATAAAAGCAAAAAAAGTAAAGGCAGCAGTCCGCAAGTGGCAGCTGTTGATGAGAAAGTAGAACGAGAACATTTGGAAAAGAATGTTGATAGTGTTGATAACTGCGCCACCCTATCACGAAAAAACGGGAGAGGCTATCACGAAATTTCGGGACACCCTCTCCCGGAAAAACGTGAGACAAATACAGAGACTACTAACAGAAGATTATTATTTCAAAATCCTATCTCATCTAATCATTTGGCAAGAGATAAGTGTATAGATTTATTTGCTGAACAGATAAGCTATGATTTGATAAGATGTGATTTTGAAAAAAATGAATCGGCACTGGCTGTGTTAGACCAATGCGTTGAGATTGCAGTGACTACTTTGATGACTAGCAAGCAGACTGTGCTAATAAGCGGTGATATGATTCCTGCAGGCATTGTCAAATCTAGACTGCTAATGTTGGATTTGACGCATATGAAGTATGTGGTGCTTTCTTTTTTGGCAAACAAAAAGAAAGTCAAAAAAATACAAAGTTATTTGCTAGCATGTATGTTTAATGCAATTACATCGATTGACGTGACAGTAGCAAATGACCTTGCACGGAATGGTTATTTTGACGAAAGGGGGAATCCCGTTTGAAAAATCCGATTAAAGAATACAAACGCTTAAAACGAATTGTTGATTATTACGAAGACAACATGCTTGCAATGCAACGTTGTAAAAGATACGCCGAATTTGGTCTATTGCTATTGAGCAATGTACAGCCGGGAGATAGGATTTATCTCATAGGCGCACAACTGTTAATTTTTCAAAAACCACTTTGTTGCAGAGTAGAAAAGGTGGAGTTCATCGGCAATAATGACGCAAAAATTCATGTCAAAGATATCCTGACTGGAAACAGGTACATGGTAAGAAACCGTCACCATAACATACTGTTTTTTACCAACAAACAACAGGCACAAGAGGAGCTGCAGAGGAGGCGGAGGCGATGAGAGAAAAATATTTCGTTCTTTTAGAAGGCTCTGACCGTGCGATACTTCGCACCTCTGTTTCAGCGGCAGTACAGAAAAAGAAAGTTTTAGAAAAGTACAATCCGGGAAAAAAGGCACACATTTTTGTGGCGAAGAAAAAGATTGTATAAAAAAAGAACCAGGTAAGCGATGCGCACAAACCCAGTTCTTCCCTCATCAAGATATATAGTAACATATCAAAATGTTTTTAGCAAGAGGAGCTGGGGCAATGGCAACAAGAAAAGCAAGAGCAATGGAAACATCAAAAGGTGCTTATTTTCGAATGATAGATTTGAAAATTAAGGACGCTGAAATTACTCGCGATGAAATTAGGCGTGAGCTACGGCAGTACATTAACAAACTGAAGACAAATGGAAGTGGCGAACTGAGAGGTATTGACTACTCGAAAGATAAAGTTTTGAGCAGTTCAAAAAATGTTGACTTTTGCACCGCGGTTCAAAAGATTGATGGATTGCAGCTTAATTTGAATCGTGTACTGGATGAAATTGAAAATTTAAGAGAAAAGCGAAAAAGACTTATAAATATTTATAAGAATGATGAGGATGTAGAAGCGCAGGTGTTTTATTTCCGCGAAATACTTAAGTATTCGCAGGAACTGACGGCGACGCAGATTGGGTACTCGGTGAGGCAGGTGCAGAGGATTGAAAAAAGAATTCGAGAAAAAAATAAATTGTAGGAGTAAAAGAAAATGGACAAAGCAGGAAGAAACATATCTTGTTGAAAACTGGGGAACGATTTCCGTGAAAACAATTGCGAAAAAACTTGGAAGGTCAGAGGATGCTGTTGTAGTAAAAAAATGTAGATTGCGACTTGGAGCATTTTTAGACAATGGCAGCTATGTAACGTGGAATCAATTGTTAAAGGCAATTGGTTATGGACATTCAGACGGCTACAAAATGACGTCGTGGGTTAGAAATAGAGGTTTTCCGCTACACACGAAAAAAGTAAACAATACTGCTTTCAAAGTCGTCAGCCTTGACGAATGGTGGTCATGGGCAGAAAAGAACCGTGATATATTAGATTTTTCAAAATTTGAAGAAAATATTTTAGGCTTTGAGCCGTCATGGGTCAAGGAAAAACGCAAACATGACATGATTCGTAGGCAAAAATATACGAACACGCCATGGACAAAAGCAGAAGATTACAAGCTGAAAATGCTATTATCGAAACAGATATATACTTATCATGAACTGTCGAAAAAAATGAGAAGGACGACGGGAGCAATCCAGCGAAGGGTTTGTGACTTAAAAATTATGGACAGACCGGTGAAGGCTGATAATCATGTATGTTGGACGAATGATGAATTTGTAAAGCTCGGAGACCTTATCAAATTAGGCTATGGCTATGAATTAATTGCGGAGGAAATTGGAAAGAGTTCTAAAGCATGCCGAGGAAGGGTATATGCCATGTATTTAACAGAAAATCTGGATAAGGTTAGAAAAATTATGGGTGCCGGTGATTTTGGCGATAACCGACCAGAAAGAAAAGTAAAGCAGATGAGCGTAATGAATCCGAAGGAAAAGAGGGAAATAAAAGATTCGCTTACATGCTTGGTGGAAATCCTTAGTTGGCGGGCAAAGGAAAGGAGATAGGTAAGATGAAATCAAAAGAATTATGCGAAATGTGTGCGGAGTATTCAGCAGAAACAAAATGTGAATACAAAAAAGAGTGTAAGCTGCAATCAATTCTTACAGAAAATGAGAGGTTGAAACATGAAAACAGAAAGCTAAAAAAAGAATAGAAGAATATGAAATAGCAAGAAGATGGAGTATATATCCAGATACAATGGGAAAGTAGGTGTGATGTATGATAAAAGTAGTTTGTGATATGTGTGGTAAGAATATTGATTACAGTTCAGATGGTGTGAATGTGGATTTTAACCATTATGGAGGTGTAATTATGAATGGTGGAGAGAAGGAATATCAGTTGTGCAATAAATGCGCAGACAAGATTGATTTATACATTAAGAAATATAACAAGGAGAGCTGAATTAGCAAAGTGTCAGATTCTGACACAAAATATATAAAAAGTTGAAAATAACGCTTGACATATGGTACACCCTATGATATACTATAATTGTAGGGAGGGGAAATAAGAAAGAAAGGAGGAAACCTAATGAGTAAGAAATCAAAAAAGCACTTACTTAAAAAGTTGCAAATCATCGCTTTAGTGGTAACAATTTTCCAAGGTATCATTTCCACGATAGTTTCGATAATTTTACTTTTTAAGTAAGCGTTAGGGTGGGGAGGCGAATGCCTCTTCCATCAATAAGTATATACTCATTAGGGCAAAAAGTCCATGTATAAAATAATTATTTTGTCACAGATGGTTTCGTTATTTACAATGGTATGTTTGATGATTTCCTTGAAGGAAATGCTTCTAATAGCTCCGATTGTATTGACGATTGTATCAATAATATTAAATATTATTGTTTGCAAAGTGAAAGGTGGTGAAAAGCGTGGCAAATGCACAGACTAAAGCCAGTAAGAAGTACCAGGATAAAGTTGGACTTGTTGCAAAAACGTATAAACTAAAAAAGACTTTAGTTGACGAATTTGCGGAAAAGTGCAAGGAGAATGGTATAGCCACATCCAAACAGATTTCTATTATGATGCAAGCATATATTGACGACAACTAAATTTTTTGGATGATTTTGTAAAAAGCGGAAGAATTAACGAAATACCGTTAATCTCTCCGCTTTTTACATTTAGAAAAAAAGTTAAAGATGTCGTGGAAATGTCGTGTTAAGGTGTGTTATTATGATATCGTGGATAAAAAAGAAAGCCACCGACGGAAAAGAGGTCAAGCAATTGGTCTCTTTTTTTCGTGCATAAAAGCTCTTTTGATAAGGGAAAGAAGGTGAGAACGATGAACAAAGTGCAGCCCATCCGTGATAAACAGTTGGTAAAAGATATTTACCAATATCTTTTGGAACAGAACCAGCGAGATTCAGTAATTTATGCTGTGGGAATTTATACAGGATTAAGAATATCGGATATCCTTGACTTGAGGGTGCGCGATGTTCGAGCAAAAGAAAATATTACTTTGTATGAAAGAAAAACGGGTAAAGAGAAATTCATTCCGATAAATCGTTTTCTCAAAAAAATATTGAACCAGTTTATTGAGGGACGGAGAGATTACGAGTATTTGTTTTTATCACCAAAGCCGCCAAACAATCCACTAACGCGGCAGCAAGTTTATAACATCTTGTCAAAGGCAGCAGAGCATTTTGGTATTGAGGAAAGGATTGGAACTCATACCCTACGTAAAACCTTTGGATATCATTATTATCTAAAAACGCACGATGTGGGAACGCTTATGAAATTGTTCAATCATTCGTCGGAAACAGTAACGCTTTGCTATATCGGCATAACAGACGACACATTAGCAAGCGTATATAAAGACGTTGACCTTTTGGGTTAGGTCTTTATTTTTTTGACTTTCAATTAAAAAAACGGAAACACTAGATGTCTAATCCTTACGAATTGACATATTGAGACGTTGTAAAATATGGTGTTCGTTTTTTTAAGAAACAACATAAGGAAGAAAGTGTTCATCAAATCGTTTGACAGAATTGTAAGATATGTCAAATAAAATGTAAAGCAAAGAGAAAGAACTGGTTCACATTCGGCACGCCAAAAGCCGTGTAGGTACTGTGTGCGTCAAAGGCGCGTTGCGGTTCGCGGAGGCCCAAAAGATGGCTAGTTTTTTTTACAAAAAAATTGAGGTTGCCATTTCCGTTTGGAGGTGAGTTGGATGGCGTCAGATGATAAAAAGATAAAAAGCGTTGATGATATTACCGTATCGGCTAAAGTCATTGGTGAATTTATTGGTGTTGGTGATCGTATGGTGCGACATCTGGCTGACGAAGGTATCATCAAGAGAAACAGTCATGGAAGATATCTTTTATTAGAGTCGGTAAAAAATTATATCCTGACGCTTAAGGTATCAAAGGCTGGCGAATCAATTAAGACTGATTTTGATAAAGACAACTTGGACTTGAATCATGAAAAGGCGGTCAATGAACATTGGAAGTCAATGATTACGGAGATTAAGTTGCAACTCATCAAAGGACATGTACACAAGTCAGAAGATGTTGAGCGAGTCATGACAGATATGTTTTTGAACTTTAAAAATAAAATGCTAGCCTTGCCACATAAGCTGGCTCTTAAACTGGAGCATCGCGAGCGTCAGGAAATTCAGGAGACGCTTCGTGAAGAAATAACGGATGCTTTGTCTGAACTGGCAGATTATACACCAGAAGCATTTTATTCAGATGAACATATTGATGTGGAAGATGATGTGATTCTGCATTTGGGGGACGAGCAAAATGAGTAAAGCAAAAGCCCCAGTGAGTTATCATACACTCAAATTTATGGCGGATTTGAGTGAAAAATTAAGACCTAGACCACCGATGACAGTGACTGAGTGGGCGGAAAAAAATATGATTTTGCCTGCCGGTTCCAATGAGCCGGGACACTATTCGTCAAAGAATATGCCTTTTCAGCGAGCCATTATGGACGCTATTACGGACCCCTATGTTCAAGATGTATCGGTGATGTCATCAGCCCAAATTGGTAAGACTACGATGTTGCTTTGCGGTATCGGGTATTACATAGATTATGAACCGGCTACACAATTGCTGGTTCTTCCGACATTATCGTTGTCGGAGAAGTTTTCTAAAACGAGACTTGCGACAATGATACAGGATGTTCCCGTACTGTCGGAAAAAATTGCTCCGGCAAAGTCAAAAGACAGCGATAATACGATATTATTCAAACAATATGCTGGCGGTCACATTGTTTTAGCAGGAGCGAATTCAGCAGCTTCTCTTTCATCCATGCCTTTGCGAATCATATGGATGGACGAGGTCGATCGTTTTCCTGAATCTGCCGGAACAGAGGGAAATCCAATCAAACTAGCAGAAAAACGTTCTACGACGTTTTGGAACCGAAAACACATCAAGACTTCAACGCCGACAGTACACGGATTGAGTAAAATCGAATCAGCGTACAATGCAGGAACAATGGAAGAATGGTGTGTTCAATGCCCGTGTTGCGGAACGTGGCAACCGTTTGAATTTAAGCGCGTTGTGTTCAAAAACGTTGCGATGGCATGTATCGATTGCGGTGAAGAAATTGAGGAGCGCTACTGGCGGGAAAGTCCACAAGAGTGGATAGCCGCACATCCGGAAAGAAAAAGCAATCGTAGTTTCCACATTAACGAACTGGCTAGTCCGTTTGTGACTTGGCGTGAAATTATTGATGAGTTCAAGGCGGCAAATGAAAAATTAAATACTTTTCATGATGTCGAAGATTTGAAAACCTTTATCAACACAACACTTGGTGAAGTTTGGGATGAATCTCAGCAAGGTACAGATACACAGGTTGATTATGAGACTGTTGAAAAACGAGCCGAATTTTATGAAGCAGAACTGCCGGATGGTGTGCTTATGCTAACGGCAGCAGTGGATGTACAGAATGACCGTTTCGAGGTTGAGATTCGTGGATGGGCGCGCGAATACGAGACATGGGGAATTTACAAAACAGAGATTTATGGAAATCTTGAAAAAAATGATGTTTGGGAAGAATTAGAAGATTATATAAGCCAAACACTGCATTTTGCGAATGGCAATTCTCTTGGCATTGCTGCAACAGCAATTGATACCGGTGGTAATCATACAAATATGGTTTACAAATGGGTAAAAAGAATGACCCAAAAGGGTAAATCTGTTTATGGCATTAAAGGATATGCACAAAAAGCGGGGATTCCGCTGGTATATAAAGTAAGTGATGTGGATATCAAAGAAGAAACATCATCCGGCAAAAAAGTTGTAGTTGACCATACAAAGTTATATACGCTTGGTGTTGATGCCGGAAAAGAGGATATTCAGAACAGGCTTGTAATTAGTGAGCCGGGAGAAGGCTATTGCCACTTCCCATCTAACGGTGGACGAGGTTACACAACCACATATTACAAGGGGCTATTTTCTGAAAGAAAAGTCACCAAAAAGGTCAGAGGCGCAATCAAAGAAGTCTGGGTTAAGAAAAGTGGTATTCGAAATGAGCCACTTGACCTTTTTAACTATGGATACGCTGCCTGCATGATAAAACGACCGGCATGGAATGTGCTGGAAGAGAAAATTGAACGAGGCATCGATTATATGCAAAAGAGGAAAAAGAAGACGGGTACCACAAGGAGAAGTCAGAAAGGAGTGGAATGGTGATGAGCAATGCTAATGCTGTTTTGGAAATTAAGAAAAATCGATTGCAACTTTACTATGAAGCGGAAGAAAAAGTTTTGAACAGTCAATCGTATACCCTTGGAAGTAAGACACTTACAAGGACAGATTTGACATCGATTCAGAACATGATAAAAAAATTGGAAGGCGAGATTGCATCGCTTGAACAATACGGAACGACGAAAAGAAGGTCGGTCCGTATTGTGCCAGTTGATTAGGAGGCAGCATGAACGTAATTGACAAGATGGTTGAAACTGTGTCACCGGAGATGGCGGTAAAAAGACAAAGAGCAAGGGGAGTCCTTGCAATTTATAATGCACAGCTGGATAATCTGGACAAATTTATGAACTCCGGCTACTCAAATGGCGGAGCGTCTCGCAGAAAGCGATTTGCGAAAAAATGGAAATTCACCAGTGGCTCTCCTAAACGGGACATTGAGGAAAATCGAAAGATCCTTCGCGAGAGGTCGCGCGACCTAGCAATGAATACTCCATTAGGAGCGGCAGCAATCAATTCAACCAGGACGAATACGATTGGATGTGGTTTGATTCCAAAGCCTAAGATTGACTATGAATTCTTAGGACTTTCAAGAGAGGAAGCTAGGACACTCGAAAAGGAGATTCGGCAGGAATTTAGAATTTGGGCGGAATCAACGTTGTGTGATACTTCCGACCAAAATGATTTTTACGAATTACAACAGATTGCTTTTTCAGATTGGTTGAAAAACGGCGAAGAATTTGCGCTAATTTCATACGATGAAGAACGTGAATATCAGCCATACCAGTTGCGAATAAGGCTGCTTGAAGGCGACAGAGTGAGCACGCCGGGAAGTCTGAATGGCGATTATTTTACAGATAAAAAACTGGAAAATGGAAATCGAATTGTTAATGGCGTAGAGATAACGGACAGTGGGAAGGTGGTAGCATACCACATTTGCAGTCGCTTTCCAAATGACTATGATTCAACACAGACAAAGTGGGTACGTGTTGTTAAACGTGGCGAAAAAACAGGTAATTTGAATATATTGCATGTTTTTAATGCAGAGCGTGCCGGACAATATCGAGGTGTTCCGTTTTTGGCACCGGTAATCGAATCCATTAAGCAGATTTCGAGGTACACAGATGCAGAGATAATGGCAGCAGTCATTAACAGTATGTTTACCGTTTTTATCACCACCGAGCAAGGGGATGAGATATCCGAGTTTGGTGGCGAAGAGGATGAGATTGATGAGAAATTGGAAGATGAAGAGGTGACGCTTGGAAGCGGCACTGTTAATTTTCTGAAAAATGGAGAGGATGTCCGGACGGTAGCTGCTACTCATCCGACCGGAAACTTTGACCAGTTTCTGGCAGCTATGGCAAAACTCGTTGGCGCAGCGCTGGAAATTGCACCGGAAATTCTGCTGAAAAGTTTTAATAAAAGTTTTTCTGCTTCAAAAGGGGCGATGAACGAAAGCTGGAAAGCGATTAAAATGCGCCGTGGATGGTTCATTAATGATTTTTGTCAAGTGATATATGAATTATGGCTTGCTGAGGCTGTGAGCAAAGGAAGAATCCATGCTCCCGGCTTTTTTAATAATATTGCTATACGAAAAGCCTACTCCAATTGCACTTGGGTAGGTCCAACGCAAGGACAGTTAGAGCCTGGCAAAGAGGTGGCGGCAGCTGTACAGCGTGTCAATGCAGGGTTTTCAACACGAGAGGATGAGTGTGCGGCGTTAAATGGCAGCGACTTTGACGATATTGTTCGCACGTTGGAAGTTGAAAATGAATTAATGCGGAAAGCAAATAAAGTATTAGAGGAGGATTAAACAATGGCAGTTGAAATTAATGTGAAAGGTCCAATTATTTCAAATTCGCAAAAATGGCTATATGATTGGCTGAAAATGGAGGCTTGTGCTCCAAAGGACATCACGGATAAGCTGAATGAGGCGAACGGCGAAGATATTGTATTGAACATCAACTCAAATGGTGGTGTTGCCGTTGCCGGCTTTGAAATCTACACTTTGTTAAAAAGTTACGAGGGTAAGGTTACAGCAAGAATTGTTGGAGCGGCTATGTCGGCGGCATCGATTATTGCCTGTGCGGCTGACGAATGCCTAATCAGCGATGCAGCGATTTTTATGATACACAATACTCAGTGCTACGCGGAGGGTGATTATCGTGACATGGAGCAGGAAGCAGATGCCTTAAAGCAGTATAATGAGGCAATTATAAATGTTTATGAAAAACGCACAGGAAAAACAAGGGAAGAATTGCAGGAATTGATGGACAAAAATACTTACATGTCCCCTAAAAGAGCAATTGAACTTGGGTTTGTCGACGACTACATGTTTAAGGAGTCCGAACCAAATAATCAAAGCGGAATGCTTGTTGTAAATTCTGAAGCACCAGTTATCAGTGAGGCAGTGGCTCAAAAATTGCAACGAGCAGTGCTGCTTATGGAGGATAAGGGAAAATCCACTGAATCCCAAAAGGGGGACGGTGATTTATCAATAACAAATAAAAACGGAAAGGAAGGTAACACGAAAATGACTTTAGAGGAATTTTTGAAGGAAAATCCAACAGAACAGGCAGCAGTTGACCGGATGGTAAACGAAGCGAAAGAGTCTGGGATTGAGGAAGGTGCTAAAAATGAGCGCACACGTCTTCAGGAATTGGATGCAATCTCGAAAACTGTGACGAGTGAGGCGCTTGCTGAGGCAAAATATGGTGAAAAGCGTACGGATGCTAAAACCTTGGCGTATGAGTGTCTTATGGACGATTCAAAACGTGCAGAGGCTTACATGAAGAACGCTACACAGGATGCTGATGAGTCAGGAGCAGCTAGTGTTCCAGCACAGGCTGAGGACGAAGAGGTGACCGATGCAGAAAAGCAGGCGGAACGCCTTGCAAATGTCGCCAATAAACGAGGAGGGATGAAATCATGAGTAAACGGTTAAACACAGTGGACGATATGAAAATGGATAATCTTATTTACGACCACTTTAAAATTATTGATGCGAAAGTCGTTCCGGTGACGGTACCTGATGGAGCGGGGACACTGAGACGCGGTCAGTTGCTGGATTTTGATGCCGAAAAGAAGACGTTTGCAGTGCATACAAGCGGAGGAACAGCCAATTGTATCGTATGTAATGATACGGAGTATACCGAAGAGGATAGCAGTATTCCTATTTCGGTATATATTTCCGGTGACTTTAGAAAGTCTGAAGTCATATCTTCGGTTGAGTTGGATGTTGCTGATGACGAAAATCTTCGTTCGGCAGGAATTATTTTAAAATAAGGAGGACAAAAAATTGGTTAGAGAAACAACAACACTCATTGAGAGTGTAAAAAAGATGTATCCGGTGTTGATGTTTTTGAAAAACAGATATTTTCCGGACGGAAGATGCTTTTATTCGGAAAAAGCACTGGTTGAAATGAAAAAAGGCGGACAGAAGATTGCACCTTTTGTAATTCCTGTTGTCGGTGGAATTGCGATGGAGAAAGAAGGATATCGAACAGAATACCTTGATGGACCATTCATTGCACCGAGAATGCCAATCACAGCGGATGATTTGGAGAAAAAAGCATTTGGTGAGTCTCCAGAATCTGGACGTGCTCCGGAAGAAAGAGAAGATGAACTGGAAGCCGAGAATATCGATGAACTTCGTAAATCCATCTATCGCCGTCACGAGAAAATGTGTGCAGAAATCATTACCACCGGCAAGGTGCTGATGAAACATTATGCGTCAGCAGATGACGCTGCAAAAGACAAGAATGCAGTTGAGAGATATTTTCAGTTTTACAATACAGAAGAGGGCTTCAAAAATCAGTATAAGCTGACAAAGAAATTTGCTGATATGACGGCAAATGAAAAAATGCTGGAACTTTATAAAATGGCTAATGTACTGATTGACCGTGGCATCCATGCGACCGACTTGGTCATGACTTCGGACGTAAGCATGGCGTTGATGTCAGATGAGAAATTCTTGGATTTCTTCAACAAGGCGCGGGTTGAGACTGGTATCATCGACCAGAAAATGCTTCCAGACGGCGTTGCTTGCAATGGAACAATCAACATCAATGGTCTTGTGCTTACTATGTTTACATATGCAGAAAAGTATGTAGATTTAGATGGCAAAGAAAAGACACTTCTTCCAGCCGGTACGCTTGCAATGTTGACACCGGGAATGGGAGCTACAGCTTATGCGCAGGTCACATTTGTTAAAAAAGGTGATGGCTTTAAGTCCTATGCGGAACCAATTGTAATCAGAGTTCTCGATGACGAAAACAACAATATGGTAGATGTTCAGGCGTTCTCCCGTCCGATTCCATATCCAAAAGATTGGGATGGATGGCTTGTGGCACAGGAGCCGGAGGTTAGCAGTGTGTCAGATTCTGACACAACAACAACTGAAGAAAAGCAGACTGTGCTCTACAAAACGACGGAAGAAATTAACGCCATGACAACAAAGGCATCCGTGATTGAGTATGCCGAGAGCATCGGTCTGACAGGTCTTAGTGATAGCTCGAAACTTGATGAGTTAAAAACAGCAGTGATTAACTATCAGGAAGAAAAGCAGGCAGCAGGTGAGTAGCATGTCTTTTAAAGATGACTTGAAGGACGATGTCCAAAAAGTTTTTTGCAATTCGGATGAATTTTTCGAAGAACACGAGGTTGACGGTAAGCCGATGATGATTAGCATTGATGAGGACGAGTTGATGCGTCGAAATCGTGCAAAAGGAACACATGAACAGGGTGTGCATGATAAACAGGTGCTATTTTATGTCGCCGGAGATGTATTTGGTGCATTTCCGGCAGTCGGCCGTGTGCTTCGGCTTGATAAGAAGAACTATCTTGTCGCCGAAGCTAAGCGTCAGGCTGGAATATATGAAATATTGGTGGTGAGAACAAATGCTTAACATTGAATTTGAACCTGAAAAAGATGCGCTGGAAAGAATAACAAAGGCGATTGGTGGTGTGGCGTACAAAGCACCTACTATCCTGAAAGATGCCTCAAATGCAACCGGAAAGTATGCAATGAATCAAATTTTTCGGGAAGTCGAGAAAAGATATGATTATGACGATCAAGCAATTAAAATCAAAGAGGCAATTAAGCGAAAACCAGCCACCTATGCCAATCCAAGAACCATTATTCATGCAAAAACATATATGAATCGGTTGATGAATTTTCATGTGACTCCGCGTACAATTGCTATTTCAGGGGCACGTCCTGATGTATATAAAGGGCACGTCCTCAAAGGAACCGGTGACGAGCCAGTGATTAAAAATGGTTTTAAGGGTTTTATTATGAGAATACAAAATAAAAATGGCACTGTACATGATGAACTGGTCGCTCGTGCCAGCAAAAACCGGTACCCGGTAAAAACATTATTCGCACCATCGGAAACACATATGGCAACTTACGGTTTTGAAAATTCAGAAGAAAAGATTGAAAAAAAATTGAAAGAGAATTTGCAAAAGTTTACTCGTAAATTTATTGAAAGTCGAGGGTAAGGTGGATGGTAGCAGAACGATTACAAGAAAGATTATGCGCCGAGCTTAGTAAGATAACAAAAAATATTGATTTTGAAGACCAAGACGGCAATCAGAGTGAGTTGTCTGTATTTAAGCAATGTTTGCCACGGAAAGAAAATGAGGATGATTCAGACCCATTCCCATTTTGTGTTGTTAAGTTGGGCGAAAATGATGTGAAGTCGGTTTCTGAAAATCAAACGCAAACTGTAGTTTTGTACTTTGGCTTGTATTACGATAAGGCAGATTGCCAATATCAACACACAATGTTGACGATGATGGAAACTATTAAACGCCGATTTTTGACGAATCCGATATTAGGAGAGTTTACATGTCATCCACAAATGAAAGGGGTATTAGACCCAGAGGATGAGATGACATATCCGAGATATTTTGCAGGAATGACACTTACTTTTGACTTGCCAAATTATGAAAGAGAGGATGAGTTTAGTTGAATAAGGAATTAAAGGAAACTGCTGTGAAAGCAACAACAAAAAGGACGGTTACAAATACAAAGCGGGAAACTGTGATGTATATTGGACCAACTGTGCGAGGCGTTGTGATTAACGGCACATTATTTAAAGATGGTAAACTACCGGCACTTGTGGAAAAAAGAACAGAGGAAATGCCGGTGCTGCAATCTTTATTTGTGCCTGTATCAAAGTTAGCAGAGGCACAGAAAGAGTTAAAAGATTCAAAGTCAGCTATGGCTATCTGCTACTCTAAGGCAGTGGAGGCGCTGACAGAAAAGGAGGATTAAAAAATGGAAGCAATTAAACATGGTGTTTACGCCGAACGCTTGGCAGCTCAAACAACAAGTACAACAAGTGTAACAAGCGGCATTCCGGTATATGTAGGAACGGCTCCGGTACATATGACGAAAGAGTCTGCTGTTAATACGCCGGTGCTCTGTACATCAAAGGACGATTGTTTGGAGAAAATTGGCTATCAGAGTGATTTTAAAAATTACAGTTTGTGTCAGGCAATGTATATGCATTTTATGCGAGAAGATTTAGAAGATGCGATTGCTCCGGTAATTTTTATCAATGTTTTGGATCCAGTTGTTCACAAGAAAAAAATGGACGACCTTACGGTACCGGTTGCAAATCGTGTAGCCACGATTCCAAATCGCAATTTGATTACAACGACGATGAAAGTAACAGCGGATGGAGCGGAGTTAGTCAGGGATAAGGATTATGTTCTTACGTTTGACGAGGACTTCCCGGTTATCACGTTACTTTTAGCTGGGTCAGCGGCAGAGTCAACAGAGTTAGTTGTATCGGGTGACCAGGTCGACCCAAGTATGATTACAGAGGATACTGTGATTGGCGGATATGATGCTGAGACGGGGACAGAAAGTGGACTGGAAGCGATTCGCAAAATTTACCCAGTGTTAAACATGGCTGGGGCAGTATTGGCAGCTCCCGGATTTAGTCATCATCCAAAAGTAGCAGCTGTTATGCAGTCAAAATGTGAACATATTAATGGCAACTTTACAATGGATTGTTTGATTGATGTGGACACGGAAAAATGTAAAAGATACGATGACATCCAGCGCTACAAAGAAGAACTGGGAGTATCGTCAAAACACGCTTATGTGATTTGGCCGATGGCTAAAAAGGATGGAAAGATGTTATACGGGTCTGCGGTTGCCGCTGCGACCGTGGAAGAGACGGATGCGGCGAACAATGATATGCCAAATGTATCGCCATCCAATAAGCTGGCACACATTGATGAGGCGTGTCTTGCGGACGGAACAACAGTTTTACTCGATATGCAGCAGGCGAACGCTGTGAATGCATATGGTGTAGCTACATTCCTCAACATGGACGGCTACCGCGTGTGGGGCAACTACTCTGCGGCGTACCCGGAGACGAAAGCACTGGATGAAAAATATTGGTCGGTAAATCGTTTCTTTACATGGAAAGGTAACACGTTTGTTCTCGATTGTGTCAATCGGATTGATACGATTAACAACATTCGTGCAATTGAGGCATTGGTTGATGAAGAGAATCTGAAATGCAACAGCTATGTTTCTGCCGGTGTGTGTGCTGGAGCAAGTGTGGAATTCAGAAGAGAAGACCATTCGACAGATGATATCATGTGTGGAAATATTAAGTTACATATTTCTCTTGCACCATACCTGCCGATGGAAGCCATCACGGCGTTGATGGATTTTGATTTGTCGGCATTAAAAGGTCAGTTTGAAGGAGGTACAGAGTGATGGGAAAATCAAGCTCAGAAGGATTGATTCCAGAAGTTATTAATAACTTTAACGTTTATAATGGTGATGCAAACAGAATTCTTGGAATTTCAGAAGAAATTCAGCTTCCGGAATTTACTGCAATTACCAGTGAGATTAAGGGAGCCGGTATTTTAGGTGCCTATTCGGCAGCTATCCTCGGTCACTACGAAGATACAGATATTGAAATCCCATATAAAGCCATCTCACAGGATATGATGCAGTTTACACCAGGAAAGTATCATACCGTGACGTTTCGCGCAAATATGCAGTCGACGGTGCAAAAAACGAGGGAAAAGGCTAACAGAGGTATCAAGATTGTTGTTGGCGGTGTTGTAAAAGGATTTAAGCCTGGTTCGCTTAAAATTGGAGACCAGATGAGTTCAAGCATTACCCTTAATGTTACATATTTCAAATATGAGCAGGATGGGGTTACGATTTTTGAACTTGACAAAATCAATCCAAAACTTGTTGTCAATGACAATGATTTATTGTCAGACATATTGAATAATTGCTAGGAGGTAGTTTGTGATGGAAGATACAAATAAAAAAGTAGAAGATTCGCAGGAGACGACAATCGTTGGTCCTGTAAATGATGAGAATGTGCTCGTACTGACAAAGCCAGTCAAGTTTGAAGGCAAAAATTATAAGGAACTTGATTTTACTCCTTTTTTGTCGGCAACGTATGAGCATGTAGATACTGCGAGAAGGCAGGCTATTTCTCTTGGAGTTGGCAACGACTACTTTATGGAGAGGTCTTACACGTTCGCTGCCTGCCTTGCGGCAGAGGTATTGGAACTTCCGGTTGAACTTTTTTTGAAGTTATCAATCGGAGACGCAATGCCGTTTAGAAATATGGTATATCGTTTTTTATAAAGTTGCAGATCGACTTAAAAACAATGAGTGATTTACGAAAGTCGATGCTAATATTCTCAATGAGAACAGGGACATCTTTTGGATATTTACAAGAGATGCCTCTGTTCTCTTTATATGAACTCATGAAAGATTATGTGGAGGTGATGACAGATGGCAGGAGGAGATAGGAAAGACTACAAAATGTATATTAAAATTGCAGGTGAAATTGATAAGTCGCTGCCTGAATCGGCGCGATTGTCAAAAGCCGAATTGCGGGCGATTGCAAGAGAGGCATCTGCTGCATCTGCTACCACCTCTGCAAATTTACGAAAAGGCCTTCAAGAAACAAAACCGATGTTTGATAAGTTTAGTCATGCGGCTAAAAAAGCACTCAAAGTAACAGTTGCATCGGCTACCGCGGCATCTGTTGCAATTGGCTCATTTTCTGTAAAAACAGGCATGGCATACGAAAGTCAGATGTCCACTGTGCGTGCGTTGTCGCAAGCAAGTGATGCTGATATGTTACAGCTTGATAAAACAGCCCAGCATTTAGGAGCTACAACGGTTTGGACGGCGAAAGAATCCGGGCAAGCAATGGAATATATGTCGATGGCTGGGTGGAAGGCGAAACAGATGGTGGATGCGGTCCCGGCAACGATGAATTTGGCTTCGGCATCCGGAGAGGATTTGGCTGAAGTATCCGACATTGTCACAGATTCCATGACCGCTTTTAACATGAAAGCAAAAGAAGCCAGCCATTTTACGGACGTATTGGCTGCGGCTGCAACCAGTTCGAACACAAATGTTGGTAAGTTAGGTGAATCTTTTAAATATGCAGCACCTTTGGCTGGGTCTCTTGGATACTCAATCGAAGACACATCGTTGGCTTTGGGGCTAATGGCTAACTCTGGTATCAAAGCCAGTCAGGCCGGAACATCGATGCGCTCATGGTTGACAAGAATGGCAAAGCCAACGGATGAATCAGCTGCGGCTATGAAAAAGCTGGGATTGAGTCTAAAAGATTCCCATGGGAAAATGAAGCCGTTGCGAACAGTGATTAAGGAGACAAGAAGCGCTTTTTCAGGTCTGTCGAAATCACAAAAAGCACAGTATGCAGCAATGCTTGCCGGCAAGACAGGTATGAGTGGATTACTTGCTGTAGTACAGTCCGCAGATGGTGATTTTTCAAAGTTGTCCGATTCAATTGACAATTGTAACGGTGCTGCCAAAAAGATGGCAGAAACAAAATTGGATAATTTAGAGGGTGATGTCACACTCTTCAAATCTGCTATGGATGGTGCAGGATTGGAAATTTACGATGAAATTAAGGAGCCATTGCGCGATGTAGTCCAAGAGGGAACAAAGTGGGTGACCAATTTTGCAAAGGAATTTAAAGAGAACTTTCCGACAATCAAGAGATATGTGAGCGATGCGGGTGAAGCTATCGGTCAATTTGCTACCCCGTTGCTCCAAGTAGGAGATTGGTTAGTATCTCATCCAGACGCTATTGTTGGGACAATCACGGGAATTGGAACGGCATTAATCACTTATAAGGTGGCTAGTGGTATCGCTAATCTTGCAACGAGTTTAGCATCACTTTCTCCTGCAGGGCTTGCGGTTGTAGGAATAACTGGGGCCATCGGCGTTGTATCGGGAATAGCAGGTGCTATGCAAGAGGCTGACCGCATTGCAAAAGAAGCAAGTCTTGATGAACATTTTGGAAAAATTGCGTTAAGCATGGACGAAGTAAAAGCTATTTCAAAAGAAATTGTCGGTGCTAAAAAGTTAGAGCGTGTGAGCGAACTGCTAAACTCCATGTCAAAAACGGAAGGTTTATCTGATTCACTAAAAGAGGCAAATAACGAAATTAAAAAACTGTCGTGGAAAACATCCGTTGGAATGGAGTTTTCCGATTCGGATAAAAGTGATTATGAAAATAATGTAAAGCAGTATGTTGAGTCCGCACAGAACATAATTGAGCAAAAAGGCTATGAAATTCGATTGGGTACGTCATTGCTTTTTGATGATTCACCGGAAAAAACGCAACTTTTAAAGAATAATGATTATTTTTATAAAGAGTTAGACGGAGAAGTATCAGAATTATCTGGCAAAATTAATGATAAATTACAAGAGGGTATAAAAAAAGGTTTTACGCCTGATTTACAGGAAGAAGTTGATAGTTTACTCAACCAAATGTCAGAAATCACTGATGCGTTGACGGAATCCCAGACAGATGCAAAGTGGAGTTTTTTGAAAACAAAATGGAGCGGAAAAGACCTAGATGCTGATTCTTTTAAAAATTTGCAAAAAGAAGTGCAAGCAAATGTAAAAGATTTAAAAGATGGAGCGGAAAGTGCTTACAAAGAAGGTCTTGCAAATGCCGGAGCAAAGAAAAAACTTGGTTATATTGATGATAAAGAGTATCAGAATGAAGTGCAAAAGTACAATGAGGCATATCAAAATACAATTGATACTGCTGACGAAAGAGGACAGAGTTTTTTATACAATTCGGTTATGGATGCATACGGCGAAAAAATAGCTAACAATACGATGTCGTATGATGATAAAAATGCAGCAAAAGAGCTATTTGATGAGGTTGCCAAAATTAATCCAACTTCAACTTATGGCTCTAATGCTTCAGTGTTTGGACATGCTTTTGATGACGATTCAAGAGCTGTTGCAGGAAATTTCATAGAGGAATTTGAAGTTTCTTGGGGGTTGATGGATGAAACAACACAAGAGAAACTGAACAAAAGTGCGATTCGGCTTGCAAAACAATATTTGAAAGATGTTAAGGATGAATTGGAAAATGGTGTTAATGCAGATATACCGATTCAAACAACAACAAGTTCAGTACCGTCTCTTCCAGAAATAATTCCAGGATTCAATACTGGTACGAGTAAGGCAACAGATAAAGATACTGGAAAAAACAAGGTCAAGAAGCATGCTAAAGGTGGTATTTTTTCATCGCCGCATATTGGTATGATTGCCGAGGCTGGATATAGTGAGTCAGTGATTCCTCTGGACGGTTCGAAGAATGCTTATAATTTGCTTGGTCAGACAGCTCAACTCATGGGTGTCGAACCGGGCCTTTCGGCTCTTGCCAATCAAGTTATTGTCCTGAATTCAGGAACAACTGGGAATCCAGCGGTACAAGAAAAGCAGTCGACGCAGCAGCCGGTACAAATTAATTTTGCACCTGTAATAAACATGTCAGGTGATGCAGACAAGAAAGAAATTCAGAACGTGCTTAGTGATGAGTACGAAAAATTTAAGCGCTTTATGAAACGCTACAACAAGGACGGCGGCAGAGTAGAATTTTAGGAGGCAGTAAATGTTTTACGAAACGGAAATTGGTGATACATGGGATATGATCGCTGAAAAAGTATATGGTGATGCTAAGAAAGCGGATTTTCTCATTGAAAACAACCCGCTTTTGGTAGCAGTAGCAATTTTCCCACAGGGGATGTATGTATATGTTCCGGAATTGCCTGATGAGGACGATGGTGACGAGATGCCAGACTGGAGGTTATGATGGAAAATTCAAGAAAAGCAATTGTGTCAATTGGTTGTAGTTCGCAAAGGATAAAAAAATCAATCAAAGACTGTTTAGAGGGATTTTCATACGACGATGTGGCAAGTGGCTCATCGGATAGCATTTCGCTTACCCTCAATAACAGTGATTTACGATTCATTCGAGACCAAATGCCAAAGAAGGGCGATAAGCTAACACCAATAATTTCTTTGTATAACTGGACTTCAAATGGCATTACAAAACGTATCCATGCCGGGCGTATGGTTCTTGACGATCTGTCATTTGACGGAGCGCCTCACACATGCACGATTGGTGCTGTTAGTATGCCGGCGAAAGGCGAATTTAAAGATGGTAAGCCTACTCATACATATAAAAGTGCCTCTATTGAGGAGATTGCACGAAAAATAGCGAAACGTGCAGGTATTGCCCTGTGCTATTCCGCACCGCATATTGTAGTAAAGAATGTTGAGCAGAGCAAGACGTCTGACTCTGAATTTTTGCTATCATTATGCAATGAGTATGGGCTAGGAATTAAGATATATAATGGGAAAATCGTTATATTTAACGAAGAGACGTATGAAAACAAGAGACCAGTTGCCAACATTACTTTACTAAATGGAAATGTGGCATCTTACAGTTGGAATACGACATTGCAGAAGACATATACAGGAGCAAAGGTGTCTTACACGGATGCCAAAACGAATAAAAAGCATCAGATTAAGATTGGCAAAGCAGGGAGGATGCTTAATGTCGATGTGACAGCGTATTCAAAAAGAGACGCACAATTAAAAGCAAAAGCTCTTTTGGCCGCAGAGAACAAAAAAAGAGTGACGATGACAGTCGATATAATGCCGAATCCAAAGATTATAGCGACAGCTACCGTGCAGCTAAAAAAAGCCGGGAAACTATCTGGGAAATATTATGTGGATAAAGTAACTCATAAAGTTAGCAAAAGTGGAGGCTATGCGATGTCGTTAGAATTACACAAGGTTTATAAAAGAACATGTCGTTAGGAGGCTGTTATGATTAAAATAGGATTTGTGTCCGCGATAAGCTCAGATGGATTAGTGTCTGTATCGTATCCGGACGAAGATGATGCAACAACGGATTTCATGCCACTTCTCGAAGGAAATCCGTTGGAGGTAGATGATTTGGTAGCGGTGGCTTATACGTCATCGGCGCAAAGCGTGTGCCTCGGGAAAATTATAGGCAGGTGATATTATGGCTAAAAAAAAGAAGAAAACGGTTAAAGTTTCAAGAAAGAAGGGCAAGGTCAAAGTCATAAAAGGAAAAAATGTGCTTTGGAAAAAAGCCTCTTTCAACTCCTCAAAGAAAAAGGTGAGCCAGCCCGGAAAAGTAATATCATCCTTTGGAGGAATTCGGTTTTTTGTGACAAAAAACACGGCATTAATCCTTGATAATTTAAAGCAAGAGGTGTCCGGACGATGGTCCGAACATGAGATTATCGGGAAAAAACCAAAATCAGAGTTTACAGGAGCGGATTTACGCTCCTTCAGACTGTAG